CTCCTTCCCCAACTGCCCCGCCATCCACCCCACCGGGGGCCACGCCACCTCCTCCCTCGATTAGCGTAGGCGGCGGTGGCGGCGGGTATGCTAAGGATACGTCTGGATGGTCGGAATTCAACAATCTTGTTGACAAACTGTCGAAGAAGGATATTGCGTTCCTAGAAGAGTCAACGTTCAAGAAGCCTCGCGGCGGCGGTAAGTGGAAGGATATATGGCAAGGATGGGGGAGTGGCAGGCGCAATAAGGTTCTTGATGCAATAAAGGACAAGAAGATCACTGCGGCAGAGGAGAAGACTCTGAAGTTTGCTCGTGGCGGTGTAGTTCCGGGCTTTGGAAACACTGACTCCGTGCGTGCCATGCTAACGCCCGGTGAGTTTGTGGTCAATAGGGCGCAGGCGGCAAGGTTTGGCCCAGCGCTGCGCAGCATAAACTCTGGTGCAATTGGCGGGGGTAGTGGATCAATGGGGAATGTTACAATTGGAAGCGTGGTATTCAACATTGACGGTTCGCACCTTGACGAGCGTGCAGTTGCAGACATTGCAGTCCGCAAGATGCACAGTCTGAACTCTGCCACCATTAGGAGTGGCGTCCTGTGACCGAAACATACATTGTAGGCAGGAGAACATATCAGCGCCCACAGGCTGTCTGTTTTTCAGAGAATCCCGGCACAGTTGGTACTGGTGGAATGCATATCCCAGATGGACAGGAGTTCTCAGACTTCATTGTGTTGTCGGACCACAACAGGTCGCCACTGCAATTGTCAAGTCAGAGAATTGAGAAGCGGCAGCGCACCATTAATGGGCGCATGAGGTCTTATTGGACGGCAGACAAACTGAACTTGTCTACGTCGTGGGACGACCTCCCATCTCGTGGGTGGATCAACAGTGTAGCCCTAGACCCTGTTGGTGGTCATAGCACATTGCTGCCAGATCAGTACGCGGACAAGTTGACCGTTGATGGCGGTGCCGGTGGCAACGAATTGCTACAATGGTACAGAGGGCATCAGGGGTCTTTTTGGGTGTTCTTAGCCTACGACAGATACCCGCTGGCCGGTGGGTTCAACAAGTTGCGTCAGTACAACGAGGTTATTGAGATGTTCTTCGGTGACTTTTCATACTCAGTGAAGAAGCGTAGTTCGCGCGCTGACGGTACCGGCCTGGATTTGTGGGACATTGAAGTCAAACTAGAGGAGGCGTAATGTGGTCCGGTACTGAACTGAAAGACCATCTAGACACCTCTTCGGTAGTAAAGTCTGCATCCGCTGTGCATGTGGAATGGAATCTGAACGACCCGGAAAACATCGACCGGATTGGTAACTATCGTCACCGTCCAACAACGACCGGGGTATCCAAGGTACCTATTTCCATGTACGACCCGTTTGACTCTCTAGGGGAGTATACAGACGCTACGGTTGCGGACGTGGTGATCGAGGGAGAGTTGGATGCGAATAACGATCCGACAATCTTCACTACCCCCGATGAAAACATGAGCGCGCTATTCTCCCTAGATGACTGCTTTCAGGCAGACCGCCCACGCAGCGGCATTAACAAGTTGCTGATGTTGCCGGGGCGCAGATGGGTTCCCGCCAACAATTATGTGGATGGTAGACCTAGGTATTATGGTGCTAGCAAGAGCGACCCGTTCAAATACTGGACTTCATTTAGAACTATATCGCCTGATAAGGAGCCAGGTGCAGACCAGCGCCCGCCCGGATGGGCGGCGAACACATGTTTGCGTTATCCAAATGGAATACCTGGCACAATGGATGTGGGGATATCAAAGGCGTCTAGCGGTGGGGCTTATTACATAGAGGATGCCTGCCCATTCGTGGTGTACAAAACGCCGGTACACGCCAACAGAATAACAATCAAAATGCAAACTCATGTAGCGTCAGTAAGAGGTGCAGACGTGATTGTGAACGGGGTCAATGTGGGCGATCCTGTTTACGGGTATCTGAATCAGCAAACGCCGTCGGACTGGAGTGTGGAGGTTTTGAAGAATGGCGTGTGGTCGGAGGTGTACTCCGTTACTGCCTCTACTAACCGCTCAGACAATACTCCAATCATTGGCCCGGACGGCCACGTTGAGTTGGCTTATGGTCTACGTATTCCCAGTGGGTACAATTACATTGGTAGAGTGGAGGACGCGACCCAGTTGCCATCGAATCCACAGGCGCACGACGCCTATTTGGTGGCGTCTGGTCAGACTGCGGGCCTGCTGCACACGTATAATGGTTCTTGGCAGATTGCAGCGGCGGTATATGACTGGCACCTAATAGAGGACGACTACTACGCGCCACTACCAATTGACGATATTGCCAATATGGACACATACCACAATGGAATGAGCGTCAGTTACCGCGACCTGGATGACATTCAGGGAATAAGAATGGTTGTCAAGGCCATGAATACCCCGGACTCAACATTTGACCTCATTGAGTTGTCGCCGCGTCTAGTCGCTGATGTTACTGATATGGTGGAATCGTACTCGATCAAAAGCGCGGCATCGTCAATGGACGCCACAGACCTTCCAGTTGGGTATCTGTTGCCCGGAACTGGGGATGTTACCCTCATGGACACGCGCAGCATCTTCAACAATCCAGATAACATGTTTAGTCAAATGACGAGCCTGAATGCCAAATTCCTGTTTTATGAGGGGGCAGATGATGTGAATGGCATCAGATACCTAGTGCCGTTGAAGACATTGTACACAGAGGCTCTTCCTCCAAACATAGATGAGCCGCCAAGTGTAAAGTTCTCTCTGCGAGACGCATACTGGAAACTTGAAAAGTCAAAGGCCCCATCGTTGTTCATGACAGACGTGTCATTCTCAGTAGCGGTAGCAACTCTACTTGACTATATTGGCTTCTCAAACTATACCTTTGTGCGGGAGAACAAGGAGGAGGTCGTTATTCCATTCTTCTACACAAGTGACGAGAAATCCGTCGCTGAGGTGTTGCAGGACTTGGCGCGTTCGGCACAGGCGGCAATGTTTTTTGATGAATACAACAATTTGGTTATCATGTACAAAGAACGTTTGCTGTCTACCTCTCGCAGTGTAGACGCGGTGCTCAGTGGAAACTCCGACACACCGCACATTATCAGTGTCGCATCCACTGAAAAGAAGCGGTACAACGATGGGCAGATAGACTACAATGAACGTTATATTCAGCGATCAATAGCGAACCTGCAGCAGGCCAACTTTGTCAACGAGGATCAGACGTACATATACAAGCCTGTGTTGTTGTGGGAGGCCGGTGGCACAGAGTTGGTGCGCGCCAACAACGAAATGGGGCAGTCTCAGAGTTCATTCTCACTTGGGGCGTGTGCCCTAAATAGTTCACTTGACGACAATCCACCGACACCACGGAACGGCAAGATGACCAACAATGTAATAGACGTTGGTGAATCAATCTACTGGCTGCCGCGCTACAGTGGGTACCTGTACGCCAACGGGGAGGTTATAAAGTTCGATGCTGTTGAGTACGCAGTGTCCGGGGTGGGTAATGTATGGATCAGCAGTAATGCAGAATACCAGAAATACTTTGCAGATGTTCCATTCAGGGGGAAGATTTATCCAACGGGCAAGGTGAGGATTTTCACTGAGCCGATCTATTCCACCGACGGGCAGGGCAACAGGACTATATCTGGTATACGCAAGCACGGAAGGGGGCAGTTCCAGACGCCGATAACGTCTCATCCGGCAGGACTCAATTCGGTTTGGAAGAACGTCACGCTCATAGAGCAGGATTCGCGTTATCTGTTCCAGCAAATGACACTCCCAGAAGAGGTGTATTCGACCCCAAGCGGCAAGGCGAAGTCTGGCCTGGCAAACAATATCGGTATCAATGGAATCATTAAAAACCATTTCCGCAACGTGCAGTACACGGAGGGCGAGATTGCCACATTCAGCACAGCCCGTGCTGGAACGCTCCAGTCGTCAGCATTGGTAATGCGGGGGCCGAAAGACCCGGACAAGAAGGACGTTAATAATGTTTCCGTTGCTATGCGGACATTGGAAGCGCCATTCATGCACTATGGGGCACGTATGCGGGTAGTGGGAGAGGTAAAGGCAGTAGGTGACGTGGAGCAGACCGCTACCGGAGAACTCACTTACTACACAGACGCTACGGGTATCGGGAACGTTGTGACTGGTGGGTCTGGTGGCGTGGTGAGTCACTTCAGTCCTGCGGCAAACACGGGGTACTTCTTTGAGGTAATAGCTCTAAGCAATACAACCCTTAGTGATAAGACAATAGACTCCAACACTGACGCTCACAATCTAATATTCTACAAGAATACCGCGCCGAACAACCTGAATGCCAACTCCCCGTCCATCCCGGTGAAACTGTGGGGCGGTAGGGCAAATATCGTTGTGGATACTGGTGAGTTTGTTGGCCTTGGCCGTCAAGCCGGTGAAGATTATCCCAACGTGTATGATGTGGCAATAGAGTACAAGCAGATTGGGTCTGCCACCAGATTCTTTCTGTATGTAAATGGACAACAGGTTGGCGTTGTGGATGACCCGCAGCCCCTCCCTCCGACAAACACATATGGCCTGTTCTGCCGGGGGGCATCAAAAGTAATGTTCGAGAACACTTACGCTCTTAGAGACACTACAAGCACATCAACGTTGATTGCTGAGAATGTTCCGAGCGCATTCGGGGACAAGGATGTGAACACCTTTGAGGCGTTTAGCAGGTATGCCATCAGCGGGGTTGTACAAAACTCCTATCTTGATAGGATCGGCACCAGCACTCCACCAAGTACTCAGATGTATTACGATGAGTTCGGTACTATATTGAGGGAGTGCGCGTATTTCAACGTTAAGTTTGACAAGGCGTTCCCCGCCCTTAAGGCAAAGATTTCCCCAACCTTCAACAAGATGCAAACGTATTTTGTTTCAGGGTTCAATCACGACGCTTATGGCGCTGAATTCCTCGTGTTCAATGCTACAGACAAGGCGCTGAACCTCGATGAAACCACGGGTACCTACCTGCGCATTCAGGGTGTTGCATTTACGCAAAGCAATCAGCGCGTCCTGTCGATGGACGACTTCTACAATGAGATTGGCAGTGCTAGCGACGTATATACCTCCGACATGGGACTTGCCCGCGATCCAACATCGGCACGTGAGGCTTACCGGGATATAAGAATAGACCGCCGCAGGCGTGGTCGCAATGAGTTCAGTCTAGCAACAGAGTACATTCAGAGACAGGACGACGCCGCAACAATGATGGGGTGGTTGTCGTCCGAACTTGCACGTCCCCGACTGCTCGTGGGCCTAAACTTGTTCCCGTATCCAATAATTCAATTGGGAGATGTAGTGGAACTAGACTACACGGATACCAACGGTGTTGACTACGCACCGGGGAAGCGCTTTGTAGTGTACAATATAGAGTATGATCGAAGTCACGATGAGTTATCTCAGAAGGTTTACCTTGCGGAGGTGTAGTCAATGACGTTAAGCGCAACCCCTATCTCCACTGCCCCCTGGAAAAAGCCAGTATCGCCAAGTCCGGCGGTAGCGGCAGACCCTGACTTGGTTGTTGAGACATACTCCAGCATAGACGTAGATGTGATGGCAGACTTGATCTTGCAGGACATTGGCGGGGTAGAGTTGTCTAAAATCTTGCGCTACGACTCTATTGACGGTAACACAACCGTTTATTCACCAATGTCTAGTGTAAGTAGAATCAAGCCGTACAATTCAAACAACTTGCTTGGGCAGGAGTTCTCCAGGCTGGTTGCGGGTGGGTCTAGTGCAATGAACATCACGTCTTATATGGACGGAGAGGTTCCTCGCGGGGTAGCCTTGACGGGGGAGCCAACAGAATATGACGTACAGGTTCAGGTTGCCATTACCGCAGACTGGGTTCCGTTCTCATCTACTGACGTTGAGGCTGTGGACGTACTGTGATTACAGATGTGGGGCGCGGACTCGTCGCCAGAAAACTAAGTGGGGTAACTGACTCGTGCTTTGACTACCTGTCCCTTGGCATAGGGGCACGCCCAGTGGTTAGCACAGCAAATGGGCAGCACCAGTCAGGCCCTCTCACGGCTATGAAGCACGAGGTTGTCAGGGTTCCAGTTACCACAGCAATGCCGCTAAATACGGGGAAGATAAAATGCGTAGCAGAGGTTCCGTCGTCACTAAATTGTGAGTTCACAGAGGTGGCTTTGTGGACGCATAGCGAAAACTCTGGTAGCAACAGGCCGCAATCAGAGAGCCTGTCGTCGTTTCACAGTAGAGAAGTGTGGAAGTTCTATGATGCGTCGGCTACCGCAACTGCATTGCTGTCAACAATAACATCTGCATCTGGCGACACGGACTACGCATCCCATACAGCACTGGCTAATGCCGGAACCAAGGCTATGCACAGTCCATACAACGATCTTATGTGGTTGACTGGTTTGGAGCGTAGGGCGAAGCGCGAAGGGTTCCGCCTAGACTCAGAGGGTATAGTGGTGCGTGGCGACATGAGTTCTTTTAGTACATCAGTACCGAATACTTGGGCGGTAAGCGGGGACTACATATTCAAAAACGTGTCAGGGTTTAGTTATGATGCTTCTGCCGCTGTTGATGAAATAGGACTAGCGTACTTTCTCAGTACCACAGCGAAGGCCAGTACCACCGCGCCCACCTCCATCAGAATGTCTGTTCAGTTCATTACCGATGCTGGCAAGAAGGCGTCGTGGAACATGATTCGCACACCACAATCAATGACAGCCTGCAATACGACAGCAGGGTCGGCGTCTATAACGTACACCGGCTCCCCTGTGGTCCGCCGGGGCGACTTGCTAACTAATCCGCAACTTCCACCAAGTGGTGTTACAGAGTTTTACCCAACTGCATCGGGTGCTGGACTTGTAGGGTTTGCTGCCCTCAGCACGGGAAGCGCAGGGGCTACAGTTAACGCCATCAATCTAGCGAACGACTCCACCGGCAACGCATACTTCACTGATTATGTTACATTACAAGAGCCAACTACCGCTCGCATGGCGATGAAGTACGATGCTGACTTCAAATGGGCGAATGTCACTGAAGTGAGAGTTTATGCAGATGTTGACCATGCAACGCCCACAAACTATTGGCTTGGCCTGGACTCGCTGATCTTCACGAATACCGACAAGATGAACTCAACATATGGGATGGTAGCATACGATATCGCGTTCAACTATGAAACGCGGGGAGTCAGGACGAAGGCAAATAGTCCTACCAACGTCCTGTTCGAGGTGAGCGTTGTCTAAAAGACTATTCGACCCAAGGTCCGTTCCGATGTACCCCCAAACTACAGCGTCCGGGCCGGTAGACTATGACAGCATGGAGATAGCATCTCCTGGTAATACGTACATCATGAGAGCGCGACTGGCTAGTCGTGCGGGGGCAGTAGGAAGGTGGAGTACAGTCATGCTACCTCAATATCAAGCAGACGACGTAACGGTGCCCAACTCATGGCAAAGCACTACTCTCACAAGCCAAACATCATCACTTGATGTGGGAACTCAGAGCACATTCTTCGACGGCTCTGCATTCACACCATACGTCTCTGCCGTAAACATCAACCTCGTGTCGTCAATCAGCCTTGCTGTTACCGGAGCAAATGTGTGGTTCAGGTGGATGCCCAGTGCAATGTTTGAGTCCGCCCCGCCCGCCCCAGGTAGTAGCCTTGGACCGCCACTCAACGTGTCTCAAAAGGAGCCAAGTTTCTACGTTCCGTCGGACTGGCAATTGATAGGGTCGTACACGGCCTCATCGTTCACCACCGCAATTCCGCGCAAGTCCGATCCCCTGACGGATACCAGTGAGCACTTTCAAATCCTAGTGACCCACAACACAACTATCAAACCTGACAAGTACAACTATAGATGGGTTGGCAACCTCGCTGCATCGTACAAGTTGGGCGAGCCGTACAATGATAGCGGCACAAAGAGAGGATATCTCCCGTGGAATCCGGGGTACGGTGCGGCAATCGGCGGTACGCAATGGAGTAATTATGCAAGACAACGTACAACTATGCAAGATATAGCACTATTCTACCCTAGAAGATGGAGGGTTTAAGGAGGAAACATGGCAACATTAAACAAGGGTGCCCCGGTGGACGTGAAGTTCATCAACGAATTGGCAAGTCAATTGGACAAACTCGTCGCTGTCGCCAACGCCTCGCCATATCAGCAAACGTCTATCAATAACACATTGTTTGACACTTCTGGTATGAGAATCATGAGAACGTCAGAGACTAGAATACACACGGAAACAAAGTCTTTGCCCACTGTCACTTATGCGGCTGGCAGTACGGTGAACTTTTCTGTAGCGTTGACGAACTTTGCGTCTGCGCCAACTGCTACAGTAACTCCGGTGGTTCTCAACACCACGTCTGAGAAGGTTGCTCTGTTTGCTGTGATTACAAGTATCACAGCGAGCGCCGTCAACGGATACCTGTACTTTCAGACGTCTGTGCCGTCCGGCGTGACCGTGGGCGTCAGTGTGGCAGCAATCGGTATTCCAAGCAACAGTCCCGGCACCGCTGGAACAAATAGTCAGGCCAACATGTTCTACACTGCCCCGCAGATGCGAACAAACTAGCGGGGGCGGGGAATTTGACGAAGAGTTATGGCGGTCGCAGGATGTCCGACATGGAGGTATACAATAGTTTACCGGTAGTGCCACCATTGAAGTCGCTTTGGTCTATAGACGATCAAATATACAGTATAGAGTCCAGGCGCACAGCCGCAAACCTAGTAACGTTGCAGAATAGGCACGACAAGAAACTATACACCATGCTCTGGACTGACTTTGTTCACAACAGGCAGAGCGTTTACCCGCTAAGAAGGACAGCAGACTTAGTAAACAGAAACTTTGTCTGGCTAAAGCATCAGATATGGCGCGGGGCGATCCCAGAGCCTATCTATCGAACACCCGACGGGAAGCCGCCAGAAATCAAGAGCCGCTTTAGTCTGCCTGTATATAATACAGATGGCGTCTTTGCCATTCGGAACATCATGGCAGAGAGACTGACGCTAAGCACTGGCACCCGCCTCGTGTACGTGCCGTCGATGCAGGAGTTGCGGCGCAGGATGGGACTTGACATGCTAACGTACACGAGGACTACCGACGGAAGGTTCATACCCATTTGGCAAGAGTCCGTCTAGTGTGGTAGCATGGGGCTACAAGGAGGATGCATGAGCGAAACAGAAGTAACATGGTCAATCGGGTACACGGCGAACCTGGGTAACTTTCAGTCCTTGCGACTTGACGTGTCCGTCAAGGACCACGCCCGTGAGGGGGAGTCTGTAAGTAAGGCTTCTGAGAGGGTGTATAGGTTCTGCGAGATAGAACTGATAAAGAAGGTGGAGGAGGCCAAGGAGGCGTTCAGTGGCTGAGCGCAAGACGCGCTACGCTGTGCTCACATACTTCGAGAAGATAGGCGGTGCCAGCGTAGGCAACAAGGCTAGGTTGCAGTGGGACGCGGACGGTCTACTTGAGTCATACCCATACGAGGAAATCAAGCAAGTCATAGATTACTTCTTCAGGATATCAAGGAATCGGACTTGGACGAGATTTCTGTATGGGTTTGACGACTACCGGAACGCCATGATGGAGGCGTCTGCGGACGCTACTTGGCGGGCATACAATAGAGAAAAGTTGAGGGACTGGCTGGATGAGTGAAAGCAAAGTTATATCCGCCGTACTGCGCGATAAGCAAATCAACCACCTTCTGCAAGCGGATGTGGATGCGCTACTGGCGACACATGCAGATGTTTGGGAGTTCATCAAAGAATACTATTCTGAGAACAATGTAGTACCACCGACAACTATTGTCATTGACCAGTTCCCCGACTTTGTTCTAGACAGTACTGTTGGCGCAACAAAACACCACCTTGACGAGTTGCGAAAAGAGCATGTGGACAAGCAAATGCGCTTGGCAGTTAGACATGCCGCTACACTCATTCAGGACGGCGATCCGGTGCGGGCGATGAACGAACTGTCCTCTGCAATTCGGGAACTGAACAAGGAGGTTAGTCTAGTCAAAGACGTTGATGCTGTGGATACCGACTCAGCGTTGGCTCACCTCAAACAACTAATTGATAGTCAGTCTCGTGTTCATGGTGTGCGCACTGGTCTAGCGGGTCTTGACGACTGCTTTCCAGGTGGTATCAGAGGGGGGCAGTTGGGAATCTTACTTGCGTTCCCAAGTATTGGAAAGCCAACCACATTAGATACTCCCGTTGCCACTCCAGATGGTTGGGTGAAGAAAGGTGATCTGTCTCCAGGGGATCATGTGATAGCCCGTAATGGAAAGCCAACAAGAGTGCTGGCTACTATCGACCAGGGCGAACTTGATGGATATAGAGTTACATTTAGAGACGGCACCAGTGTAGTTGTTGGGCCAGATCATGATTGGGCCGTTTATTCTCGTGATACTTATTATGGGAGTGGAAAACTGTTTGTGAAAACAACGACCGAGTTACTTGAGTCTGGACTCACCTACGAGAGATACGGGGATAATACACGGAAACCGATTCCAAAATGGTGCATTCCAAATGTTGCCCCGGTTGACTACGGCTATCGTCAACTCCCAATAGACCCGTACACCCTTGGTGTTTTATTGGGTGATGGATATATTAAAAAGCAGCCTATTTTTATTACAGATGATGAAGATGTTGCTACGAAGATACAAGAAAATAACCCGGAACGTGTAGTTTCAAAGCATACAAAGTTTCATGGTGCTGGTCAAAAGTACTTAATCAAGGGATTGATGCCAGCAATAAGAGAACTTGGTATTGATAGCGGGTCGCACGACAAGAGAGTGCCAACCGAATATCTATTCGCTTCTATTGAACAGAGGCTAGAGTTACTGCGGGGGTTAATGGATTCTGATGGATCATGTCAACCTCGTAACCGCGCTATCTTTCACTCTTGTAATACTGGCCTTGCTCAAGACGTAGCGGAACTGGTCAGGAGTCTAGGTGGGACCGCACGCATTGATATCTATGTGCGATCTGATAAAAAACCTACTGAATATAGCGTAAAAATGAGGCTTCCATTCAATCCATTCAGCCTTAAAAGAAAGGCTAACAACTACATCGTTAAAGATTGGCCTAGATGGATTGAGTCAATTGAGTATGTTGGTGGTCGCCAAATGCGCTGTATTACTGTTGAGAGCGACGATCATTTATATGCAGTTAATGACTATATCTTGACGCACAATTCATTCCTATCCCTATATATACTTGCAAAGGCGTGGGAGCAGGGTTTTACCCCCATGATGATCTCAATGGAGATGAGCGAGTCGGAGGTGCGCAACAGACTGTACACTATTCTGGGTGGCACAAGGTGGAGTTTGCGCCGTCTGTCCAAGGGCGATGTTGACCTCGATGAGTTCGAGCGCTGGCACCGGAAAACGTTTGATGGGAAGCAACCGTTCTTGATTATTAGCACTGATGATGGGGAGGTTACCCCGGAGGTGGTGCGATCCAAGATCAATCAGTACAAGCCGGACATTGTTGTATGCGACTATATGCAGTTGATGTCTCCGAATAGTCGGGGGGATAACGAAACTGTAAAGATGAAGAACCTCTCCCGTGAACTAAAACTACTTGCAATGTCAGAGAGGGTGCCAATCATCGCCATTAGCAGTGCAACGCCAACGGACGCATCAGACATGTCTAGTGCCCCCACTCTTGGGCAGACCTCGTGGTCGCGGCAGATAGCCTACGATGCCGACTTTGTACTTGCACTGGGCAGGGACTTGCGAAGCGACGTGGTGGAGGTGGTTGGACGCAAGAACAGGGAGGGCGGACTGCCAGACTTCTTGCTACAGGTTGACTTCGACAAGGGGTCTTTTACATACAAAGCATTTGATGATGTTTAGTACAAATGTCCAGTATAATTGAGGCATGTACCATCACAAGATCATCAATCGCTTCGGTGTGAACGGGGTAATATATGACGATGCTGCCATACCAAGGCTTAAATCAGAATACATGAGACTGCTTACTGGTGCAATGCGCGACAGCGGGTATGTTGTTCGACTGGACATCGACCCGGACTTCACCATCATGTACAATGGGAAGGGGTACGACTTCGACTTGAGCATGTACGGTGTCTACGTTGGAAAGAGGAGGGCGCAGTGCGTCGAATATCTGGACGGAACCAGGCCATATATGAGAGTGGCAAAGTCGCCTCAACTCTCGCCTCAGCAGGAATCAAAGTTGTAAGCGAAGTTCCGTCAGACTACATAATATACTGTCCATTTCACGATAATCACCGCACCCCGGCGGGGGAAGTATCAAAAGAAACAGGAGTGTTCTATTGCTTCAGTTGTCACAAGTCGTGTACTCTAGAGGAACTCGTGATGCGAACTACTGGTCGCAGTTACTTTCAGGTGCTCAGGATGATTGATTCCGGGGTAGTGAGTTTAGATAATATATTAGACACAAGAAGTAAACCACACCTAGTAGAGTTTCCTCAAGGGGATATTGACAGACTACATGCGGGACTCAATGAACGCGCAACACGATACTTGCTCAACAGGGGCATCTATGCACTTGATGAGTTTGAGATAGGCTACTCCCAGTTGCGTGACATGACCACAGTCCCGGTACACTCTCCCAGTGGGATGCCCGTGGGATTCGTTGGTAGGAGCATTGAGGGGAAGGACTTTAAAAACTCACATGGCCTACCGAAGAGAGAGATATTATTCAATCTGCACAGGGTAAGGTCACATCAGCACGTTTACGTATTGGAGTCCGTGTTTGATACCATTAGGTGTCACCAAATAGGCATCCCCGCCGTGTCAACGCTTGGCTCCAACGTAACGAAGGAACAGTTGAGGTTGATATTCAAGTACTTTTCAGAGGTGTACGTTGTACCGGACAGAGATGAGGCTGGCAAGAGGATGGCGTTGACTATGATGGACAGAGGTGCTATACTGGTGGCAGTCCCAGAAGGGGCAAAGGATGTTGGTGACCTAACAGACGAGAGGATTAAAGCCTTGCTTGATCGCTCAAATCCAGTAGCGGGGATTTTGTAGTGTGTAGTAGTGCGACGTGGGCGGCAGTCATTGCATACGCTTGTTCGTACGGCGTAGAGGACAACAACGTAATAAACGAGGTGGCGCTTGAGGTGGGTGCGACGACGTACTCAAGTCCGTCAGCGATGCAGGCATGTATAGTTGACACCTTCAACCGCCACGGCGTCCATATGGTATGATTGACAAGCGACCGGGCTTACACCGGACCTAGATTCAGGAGAAAACAAAAATGGGATTCGTAACAGGACTAAAAGAGATTAGTGAGTTGGTTGAGAAGGCCAACGAGGCGCGCGGAGAGCGCGTAAAGACGCGCTGGCTTCGTCTGAGTGATGGGCAGGCTGTGAAGGTTCGCTTCGTCAATGAACTGGATGAGAGTTCACCGAACTACAACCCGTCTAGAGGTCTGGCCCTGGTCACGTATGAGCACACAGACCCCAAAGACTACAAGAACAAGTTTGTCTGCTCAATGGACACTGAGGGGCGGTGCTATGGATGTGAGCAGAACGCCGCCGGGGTAAAGGGGTGGTATCGCAAGATGCGCTTCTACATTAATCTCCTAGTTGACGATGGCGTGCAGGAGCCGTACGTTGCCACATGGTCAATGTCTGTTGCTAGAAACTCAACACTTGACATCATCTTTGAGTATTTCAAGGAGACGGGCAGTATCACGAACCTTACGTGGCGACTGCGGCGCAATGGCGTTAAGACGGACACTACGTATGCTCTGATTCCAACGTCCCCGGACCCGGCTCCGTTCGACTGGTCTACGGTAGTTGTGCCGGACCTAGAGCAAGTGCCGTTCCAGGTGCCCTATGACCGTCAGGCAGAGCGCTCAAAGCCTGCTGAGGCGCATGACGCCACGGCAGAAAGCGCCCTCTCATGGTAGCCTAGAACAGAGGGGTCGCCGCAAGTGCGGCAGTGTGATTTGCAATCATGCTTACAGGGAGCGTTACCCTGCGACTCCACGCCCTTGTAACTCAATTCGGCTAGAGTATCTCACTTGTAATGAGAAAGTTGTAGGTTCGAGTCCTACCGGGGGCTCGCCTGGCCGTAGTTCAGTAGGAAGAATGCTCGATTTGGGGTCGAGAGGTCGGAGGTTCGAGTCCTCCCGGTCAGACACAAGAGAGGAAAACATGCCATTAGGCATTGAACATTTGGAGGTACGAATGCAACGCGGCGATGCAATGGTTTACGTCTTGGACTATATCAAAGACCTGATCATGCCAGATGGGTCGATAGTAAAGGACAACTATTCTATTACCCATGCCACGGCAGTAGCGGAGTTCCTTGAGTCTGAGGGTGAAACCAAGGCGCAAGTGCATCATACCAACCCTGAGCGTGCGCTAGCACAATTGCTGGTTGGCTTGGGGGTATGGTATTCTGGTGGGGATATTCACATCGCGGTCGATGCTGCGGGGGCATTGGCAGAGTCGTTGAAGGACGGTCAATAGATGCAGTACGCCTCACTACACTCACACTCACATTATTCTCTTTTTGATGGAGTCGGGACGCCAATAGAGTATGCGCAGCGCGTGGCAGAACTTGAGATGCCTGCCATTGCCATAACAGACCACGGAACACTTGCCGGGCATCGCGAATGGTATCGTGAGATGAAGGCTGTGGGCGTTAAACCAATATTGGGAATCGAGGGGTATTTTACTCATGATAGATTTGATACCCGCGATAAGGCAGACAGGACTGAGCCTCTTGATCTTGTATACAATCATATAGTTGTACTTGCAAAGAACCAAGAGGGCCTACAAAACCTGAACGCCATGAATCGTCTGGCCTGGACGGAGGGGTTCTACAAGAAGCCGCGCATCGACTGGGAACTGCTGGAGCGGTACAAGGATGGACTCATCGTATCGTCGGCGTGCATGAGTGGCCTGCTGAACAAAGCGATTGAACACGGCGAGTTTGCCACAGCCAAGCGGCACATTGATCGCCTAAAGTCGATGTTTGGTGACGATTTCTATATTGAGGTAATGCCGCACAACCCCGCCGGTATGAACGCAGACTTGATAGAACTCGCAAGACAATACGATACGCAAGTTATTGTTACACCAGACTGCCACCACGTTGGCCCGTCTCAGCGTGAGGTGCAGGAGATTGCACTACTGATGCAGACACATGCCAAGTTGCAGCCTGGGGCGACGCACAATGGGTCGTTGGAGTACTCCGACATGATGGAGCGTCTCGACTACCTGTACGGTGACAGAATGTTGACATTCAGGGACTTCGACATTTACCTGCTCAGTGGCGACGAGATGTGGGATGCAATGGGTGAGGACGCCACTGAGGACATGTTCGACACGACTTTGCGCATTGCTGAGTCTATCGAGGAGTATGATATTCCTCACAACCTCAATCTGCTACCTGTCAGATACCGCAAGCCGGACGACAAGTTGCGAGAGTTGTCCCTGGCGGGCCTACAAAAGCGGGGTATAGAGCAGGACGAATACCTCAATAGACTAGATGAAGAATTAAAGGTAATAGCGAAGAAGAAGTTCGCCCCATACTTCCTAATGGTAGAGAATATTGTGTCGTGGGCAAAGGCGCATGGGATTCTCATTGGAGACGGCAGAGGTTCTGCGGCAGGCTCACTCGTTTGCTATGCCCTGGGGATCACCAACGTGGACCCAATCAAGTATAACCTGTTGTTTGCAAGGTTTGTGGACGAGTCCAGGTCGGACTGGCCGGATATTGACATTGACTTTCAGGACACACGACGCAACGAGGTAAAAGACTTCATTGTTCGCCAGTATGGGCATGTGTCAGCGATTGCAACGTGGCTCACCTTTAAGGACAAGGGCATTGTTCGTGACGTAAGTCGCGTACTAAACGTGCCACTGTCTGAGGTGAACAAAGTGCTCAAGAAGGTTGAAACGTGGGACGAGTTTGTGTCACTGCCAGTAACCCAAGAGTTCAGGGATGCATACCCGGACGTTGTTAAATACGGGGAGCAGTTGCGTGGGCGTATTAGGGGGTCTGGCACGCACGCCGCCGGTATGGTGGCATCAAGAGTCCCAATCGCAAGTGTTGCCCCGGTTGAAACTAGAACACAGCCTGGCAGTGACACCAGACAAGAGGTTGTTGCGCTCGATAAGGACGAGGCGGCAGACGTTGGCCTGGTAAAGATAGACATTCTCGGCCTGAAAACGCTATCTGTGGTTCAGGACTGCATTGACATCCTCAAGGGTCGCGGTATTGACTTGGATATTGATGCTATTCCGTTGGACGATGCGGACGTGTACAAGTCCCTGTCGGATGGTCACACAATGGCAGTGTTCCAGGCTGAGGCTGGCCCGTACACTAATCTGCTGCGTAAGGTTGGCGTGTCAAATATGGAGGAACTTGCCGCCAGCAATGCGCTCGTACGACCGGGGGCAATGAACTCGATTGGAAAGGATTATGTAGACAGAAAACACGGTCGCACACCAGTGAACCCTGTACACCCCATCTATGATGAAATAGGCAAGGACACGTTCGGTCTGATCTCTCTGTATCAGGAGCAGATCATGCTTGCCGTGACGAAACTCGCGGGTATGTCATGGGCAGATGCCAACAAGATTCGCAAGATCATCGGCAAGAAGGGTGACCCTAAAGAGTTCGACAAGTACCGTGACAAGTTCATCAATGGTGCGTCTCAGAATATCTCTAAGGAACTGGCTGCGGAATTGTGGTCCGACTTTGAGAAGAGTGCTAGTTATTCGTTTAACAAATCGCACTCCGTAGCGTACTCCCTGTTAACATACAGAACTGCATGGTTGAAGCACCACTACCCGCTAGAGTACATGTACGCCGCCCTCAAGAACGAGAAGGATTCCGATAAACGGACAGATTATCTGTTAGAAGCAAAGCGACTTGGAATCAAGATCAAGTTGCCGCACATCAACGAGAGCGATGTGGATTTCATAATTGATGGCGATGCACTGAGGTTCGGCCTATCGTCAATTAAGTACGTTAGTGACACATTGGCTAAAAGGTAAATGGATAAACGTCCGTTCCACTCCTACGATGAGGTGAGGCAGTTTACCTTCACCAAGGGCAGTGGTGTCAACTCTCGTGCCCTGAAGTACATGAACATGGTTGGTGCAGTGGCCTTTTATGATAACCCTCCCGATACGAGGAAGATCGCACAGAACCTTTACGATGTGCTGAGCCTCCCAGAGTTCACAAGTGAACTACCGGAGTCCTACAGGAGGGGGTTGACAGACCTGTCAGACTATGACGAAGGCGACATTGCTGTTGTGTTCGCTATGGTGCGCGGAATTAAGCGGGGTAAGGGGTGGTCAAGAGTTGAGTTCTTTGACAAGACAGGCTCATCAAGTGCTTTTGACAAGGAGCAGACCGACGTTGAGTCTGGCAAGGCATACTTTATGCTACTGTCCGATAATCGTATATTCAAATCTGCCCCGGCAGCAGAGCAGAGCAGCCTGACCAGGTTCCTCAAGATGGGCAAGCCACCACTTGACTCCGGTGAGTATTATGTGGTAGCATTGAGGGCACGGACCACAAAGGCAGGCAAGAAGATGGCCGACATGGTGCTGGTCAATAGTAAGGGCGACTTGGCCTCTGTGGTATGCTTCAGTAAGGAGTTCCCGCAGTTGTACATGAACGTGAAGGAAGGGTCTATATACAAGATGGTTCTAGGAACGACGAAGGACGGTTCGATTGTGTTCAGGGGCATGGCATGACGCTACAGGATTGGGCAGATGAATGTCACAGGGTGGCGAGTTCTAAGGGGTTTTGGGACGACGAGGTTGACCCCAACTTCGTTCTGGCAAAACTAGCCCTGATCGCTAGCGAAGTATCTGAGGTACTGGAGGCCTATCGCAAGGGGCAGGGGCAAGTTGCTGTGGCGACTGAGATGGCTGACATCTTCGTACGCTTGGCTGATTTGTACGGCGGTATGCAAGAGCACGGAATTATCAACCCCAACGATACGTTTGACAACATTGTCAGAAGCAAAGTTGAGGTCAACAAGACCAGAGAGGCTAAGCACGGTAATTTGATATGATTAAAGTCAACAACGACAACTTCAACGAGGTAGTGTCTGAGGGAACTGTACTCATTGAGTTCTATGCCGATTGGTGCGGACCATGCAAGGCAATGGACTTGGTTCTTAAGAAGATAGAGGCCGATACTGACGTAACAGTTGGTAAGGTTAATGTTGACACATCCCCAGGCATTGCATCTGCGTACATGGTTGTGGCAATTCCAACAATGGTATTGTTCAAGAATGGCAATGAAGTAGACAGAATGTTCGGGGCAAAGTCATATAGCGCAATTGTAGACAAGTTCCGATTGGGGCAGGACGATGGCGTACTTGATAATTAGCGGGTCGAGGTCGTACTGCTCTTGTGATCGCAATAGCAGTGTTCATCCAACCGCGTCGGGGCACTATGAGAACATGGCCCCCGACTATCATGGTAGCGCAGAGCCATGCGGGGAAGAATGGGAGTATTATGTATCTTCATACTACCCGCCAATCGAGTACCCGGACGCCGTAGTCCCTTGGCGCAAAGATCGTTGTGGATAAATTGCTCAGTAACTCAGTTGGTAGAGTGGCGCTCTGTTAAAGCGAAAGTCGTAGGTTCGAGTCCTACCTGAGCAGCGGGTCATAAGCATTAAAGTTGATGCACTTGCCTCTTAAGCAAGGGAAGAAGGGGCGGTACCTTCATGGCCTACGTAATTAAATATGGGTGTATGGGAGAGTGGACGATCCCTCTGGACTTTTAATCCAACGCCGCAAGGCCACCGCAGGTTCGAATCCTGCTGCACCCACAAGGAGGAATAATGAAGTATGAAAAGAAGATGGAAGCAGTCAATGCAGTACAGATCACCTCGGTCCAGAGCGCGGGGGAAGTTTTGGATGAGTGTCCACTTGTCATGGGAGCAGAGATTTCATGGTATACCACCGATACCGGCAACTATCGCTGCGCGTCCTTTGTCATAGGGGACGGGACAAGCATTGATGCCATCGAACACGAGTTCGTTGTGTGGGATGACGAGAGGGTTTGGATTAAGGGGGCAGATGAGTTTTTGGAGAGGCACAAGCCAGTCAATCCCCTCTACTTCACAGCCGGTTCAACGACCATCAGGGGGTAGGAATGTCCGACTGGAACGAAAGTTCACGCATTCGTAAAGACTTTCGTCGCTCTCACGATGGGCCAGAAGTTCCAAAGGGTCATAAAGGAGTAGCCAAGAAAAAGGCTGGTACGAGTAAGTCACAAAAACGCCGACGCTGGTGTCAAGGCAAAGTAGGCAAAGAGCATCGGGTAACAGTTTCAATTAAGGCTCCGTATTATAATTCTGCTGAATGCTCTGTCTGTCATATGACCGAATATCGGTTACCAATAGAGGCGCTTGCTCAAGTCTTCCCCCGCGCACAAATGTATGTAGACTATCACGAACTGTGCAAGGAGTTCGGGCACACCTATAAGGTCTGTGAAGTTGGAGGTGGAACATGGTTTCGACGTTCAGTGCGAGTATGTGAAGTGTGCGGCAAATCTCCTGATCTTTGGGGTTGGGGAGATGTTGACAAACAGTATCCGGCATGATATGATGGCTACATGAGTGAAGATACACAAGACGCATTCGAACGTGGGTTCATGCTTGGGTTCGATGAAGGTGTCAAACAGGGTAAGGAACTAGGTAGACAGATACCTACATATCCAACTACACAACCAGGTAAATATCCATCATATCCATATAACCCTATAATATGGAGTAGTGGAGATACTCCTGGCGTGGGCACAAGGTAGTTGACACCAACGTGGCGATGTGCTAAGGTTTGAACTATGGAACTTGTGAAGAACATCCCGGCGCACATGCTAAAGGTGGGGCAGACGTTGATGCCGTTCTATGAGCGGATCGAGTCTATTGAACTAGACCCCCCGTTTTCATCAGTGACTATAGGAATGTACTACAGCGACGACATGGTTGTTGACTGGAACCGTCCGATGACTGTAATTTCAGACATGCCAATGCCGCCTGATGGATGGGTAACGATACCGGCCATCGAACTTGTCAAGGGGGACATACTGTCATCGGTGGACTCCGTGCTTAGCGTTGCAGTTGACAAGGACAGGGTGATCGTCACAACCAGCCAGGGCAAGCATGTAGTGAGTCCGTTTCGTCTGGTAACAGTGTGCAGCACGAGGCCCTAGCAAACTAGTGGGGCAGGCAGGTTGACGCGGACTCAATCGTCTGCTAGTCTTAGACACACAACGAGGAGGATTGTATGACTGTATTGCTAGTGATTGTAGGTGCGTATGCGGCCCTGATTGCAATTGGCACAGCGGCCCTCTTGCTCACAAACACCACAACCCAATGTTCGTGCTGCAGCGTGACGCTGGATGACAGTCCAGTCCTAGACTTTGAGAACAATGTGATTCATACAGAAGCACTGTGCTTCCCGATACGTGAGTACATAGCGCAATGACCCCATATTGGCGGAACCAGGCTAGAGTCTTCTAAACTCTAAGGGAAGGTTCGACTCCTTCTATGGGGACAGACACATGAGGGTTCGAGTCCCTTCGAGGGCGCACTAGGGTGTTGACTTCGATAGGCATGTGTGGTACAGTAGTGGAACAAGGATAGGCCAGCCGATAGGAGGCGGCAGCACTCTTGAAAAGTGCCTGCGGGTGAAACCGCGTGGGCGTTCGACTCGCTCCCTATCCGCTCCAATGCAGTCTAGAAGAAAGTAGCGCAATGAAGCCGATTTCGGTAGACATTCATCGTCATGGCTCCCTGGGCGGGGAAGAAGTAGCAATGACCTTCGATGAAAACTCCATCGCTCACATCATGAGTGTACTGACAGACGTGTACTCCGACCAGGAAATGGCGATCATTCGTGAGTATGCAACCAACGCCGCAGACTCTCACATTGCGGCTGGTCAGACTCGCCCAATCGAGGTGACCACACCAACTCGTATTACCCCCACCCTGACCGTGCAGGACTTTGGTGTTGGAATGTCATACGACGACATTGTTAACGTCTTCTCCAAGTACGGTGCTAGCACAAAGCGCGACACCAACGAGCAGACCGGGATGCTTGGCCTTGGGTGCAAGTCTGCATTGACCTTTACCTCGCAGTTCACGATGGAGTCCGTCAAGGATGGACAATTGGTTCTTGCGTCCGTGTCGCGCCGGGAGGATGGTAGCGGTGCGGTAGAGATTGTGAGCGTTCGCCACACCGACAAGCCGAATGGGGTCAAGATTGTGATTCCCGCTCCCGCCGGTAGTCTAAAGAGCAAGGCGGAAAAGTTCTTCGCGTATTGGACTCCGGGCACAGTGTTGCTGAACGGGGTGGAACCCTCTCGAATCGACGGGGACCGTTTGAACGACAACATGGTGATCGTCAACGACTATGGAAGCGATGTTATTGTGATGGGCAACGTTCCATACGAGTTGGATTGGACCCGTTCAATCGTCCAGCAACGCCACGGCACGCATGTGGTTGCATTCGTGCCGACTGGAAGCGTGTCCTTCACCCCCAGTCGGGAGTCTCTGCGCTACACGAATCAAACGATTGGTGTGATTGACGATCTGCGTCAGACATACCACGACGATTTGCTGAAGTACATTGCCGCAGACATTGCTAGTGCAGAAACTGGATGGGAGGCAGTTGCCGCCATGCTGATGTGGCGTAATCGCTACCCGCGTATTGATGTTATGTCAGTTGCGAAATGGTGCGGTGCGCAAGTCGCGCAATACATCGAGGGTAGCGGCAAGGGCTACTATCCGAATCGCACCAGGCATCAAGTTATTGACATTAAGCAATCCATTCCAGTCTCATCCAATCATGCGGCGCGGTATGTAGTTGAGTACAATGGCATCAACATCACTTCCAAGTACCGCACTTACTTGCGAAACACATACGCGGACGTTGAGGTGTTCTACTTTGTTCCAGAAGGAACCGCGATAGACACAACTTGGATCAACCCAGACCGGATCATCAATTGGGTAGATGTTAGGCGTGCTGTGCGTTCGGTCGGTAAGAAGAGCACTGCGACATTCAGCCTGACTCACGTCACCGGGCCGGACGTTTATGGACGCACGCTTGCTGTTGACGCCATCGACCCGAACAAACCGATCTACTTTGATACTGAAAAGTGGCATAACGGACACTATTTGCGGGAGGTATTTGATGAGGACGATCAGATCATCTTCATCCCTAAGAACCGATCCGCCAAGTTCATGACTGTGTATCCACATGCTGTCAGTCTGCCAGATGAGATCGAGCGCAGGTATGCACTCGCCGTCAGTGCAATGCCCGCAGACGACATTGAGGCTTGGGCATTTATTGGCGACCCCGACCTTGCACATCTTGACGCGGAGAAGGTTGACGATCCGGTGATTAAGCGTGAAATCGCCTTGTACAGTCACCAGTATCAGGCGGCGGAACTGGAGAAGTATAACCGACTGATCGGTACCAACAAGTCCACTAAGCGCAGTGTGCTAGCATCAAGGTATCCGCTCATGCGCGGGTACTGGCATCGCTCAGATATTGAGCATGTTTACATTTACATCAACGCAACATACGCACAACTATGGAAGGATAAGTAATGAAGTACGCACTGGTAGACAATGGTGGTCAGAAGTCCATCACCGCACTGATTGACGGAGAGTTGTACACCGCCACATCAGACCACCCGCGATGGGGGGAGATTGTCAACGGAGTAGCACATGACAAGGCTACCGCTGAAATGTTCAGTCTGGAGAAGGCTATCGAGCAGTACGTTCGTCTCTCAGACCGAATCTCAGTGGCGGGCGGTACCATCTACTTCGACGGCGACCCGATCAATGACACGGTTACTAACAAGATCATCGACCTGTACAGCAATGGTGACGACTTCATATCAGTGGTAGAGTTCATGGAGCGACTGTACACGAACCCAAGCGAGGATGTTCGTAACGATCAACTGTTCCAGTGGCTAGAGTCTGGGGGACTCACCCTTACAGAGGATGGTCTGATCGTTGGGTACAAGGGTGTTGCTCGTAACCGTGATGGTGCGTTCGAGTCCATCTCACACGGTGAGGCGTTCGTAAATGGAGTCCTGCGCAAGGGGGCTATTCCGCAGCGGCTTGGGGATGTGGTTGAGATGCCGCGCAGCGCTGTTGACGACGACCCCAACAACGCCTGTTCGACAGGTCTGCATGTGGGAACGTTTGAGTATGCACAGGACTTTGGGCAGGGTATCGTGCTGGCAGTCCTGATTGATCCTCGTGATGTGGTAAGCGTGCCAAGTCGGGAGGTCAGCAAGATGCGCGTGTGCCGCTACTCTGTGCTTTGTGTTGTGCAGGAGCAAATTGCTGACGATTTGTCTGAGGAGAGTCACGAAACCGAGTATGTGCAGTGGTATGAGTCGGAATGGCTGGATTCGGCTTCGTGGTCGCCGCTTACAAATAAGTTGAATGTCACACTCGTGAGTGGCTCTGACTACACATACCACAGTGTACCGCGCATTGTCTGGGAAGAGTTCAGTTGCAGCGAGTCTCCGGGCCGCTACCTTAATGAGAATATTAAGAACACGTTCGAGTGCGAGGCGGGGGGAGTCGTAGCGTAGTACCAAGGTGTGTGATACACTTTGGTGGAGTCCATGTAGGTTAATGGTAGACCACCACCCTTTCAAGGTGGTAGCAGCGGATCAATACCGCTCATGGACACAGGAGGAAACAAATGGACAGTAATTACATCACTTCAATGCTCAAAAAGGGCGTAGAAACTGCGGCAATTGGCTTGGGACTGGAGTCAACAGAGTCCAACCTGGAGTACGTGTGGGACAGTCTAGGGGCATTCCCACTCCCTCTCAGCGCCAGATCACTCGTGTATCAGGTTGCAGAGGTCATGGGCGTTGAGCCAGACGACGCACTGGTAGATGAGATCGCTAGTCGCCTTTGATGGATGCAACGGAAATAGTTGCCAGCCTAGACTCCGGCCTACGTAAACGTCTGGTTATGGGCGACGCGGTGTCGTTCGAGACACAGGCGTTGCCTAGCGTAGGCCTGACAAAGGCTCTGCGGGGTGGCTTCCCATACGGCAGGCAAGTGTTGGTATACGGCAGTAAGTCCAGTGCGAAGTCATCGTTCTGCCTGGAGTTGGTGGCGAAGGCACAAGCAGATGGAAAAGTGTGCGCGTGGATCGACAGTGAAATGTCGTACGATTCGTCATGGGCTGAGCGTTTGGGCGTTGACACATCACAACTGATCGTCAGTGAGGCCAGGACAGTGAACGATATGGTTGATGTTGCGACACAGTTGATGTCAGCAGGCATAGACCTTATTGTGGTTGATAGCATCTCAAGCCTACTACCGGCGGTTTATTTCGATAAGAAGTCCGACAACCTGAAGGCTCTGGAGGATACAAAGCAAGTGGGGGCTGAGGCTCGTGACTTCTCAAACGCCATGAAGATGCTTAATTATGCCAACAACAGGGTTAGGCCAACGCTATTGGTGTTAATAAGCCAGACTCGCACCAATATCAACATGATGTTCTCTAGTCAGCAACCAACCGGGGGTAACGCTGTCAAGTTCTACTCATCAATCATAATCAAACTGTTCTCATCTGAGTCGGAGAACAACGCAATCAAAACAAAGCGTGAACTAGGGAACAAGATAATTGAAACAAATGCTGGACGGGAGGTTAACTGGATGGTACAATTCAGTAAAACGTCTCCATCGTTTGTTTCAGGGAAGTACGACTTTTACTTCGATGGTGACAAGATCGGCATAGATAAGGAAGGGGAGGTTCTCGATGCGGCTTTACTTTATGGGCTTATTGAGCAGGCTGGCAAGTGGTATTACATCAATGACAAAAAACTTAATGGAAAACGACAGGCGATTGACTATCTTCGACACAATCAAGAGGTAATGGATGAGTTGGAGCGGCAAGTTGCGTCCGTATGACTATCTGTGTCCGCGCTGTGGTGAGTCGCCTACAGAGGTCGATAGTCTTGATTCCGTGATGGTGATGGTCACATGCAACAATGGTCACACCTGGAATTCGATGGCGTCGTCATGAGAGAGTATGGAACGAATGCCACAGAGAAGGCATTGATACGCAGAATAGGGGGCAGGGTTCACAGGAACAGTGGCCGTGGACACATCAGAAAGGCCGATGGCACGTGGCATCAGTTCATTATAGATGTGAAAGAATGTAAAAAGTCCTTTACACTTTCGCAAGATGTGTGGGCGAAGGTATGCACGGATGCCGCAAAGACAGACATTCACAAGAACCCTGCCCTCATTGTAGTGTTCGGCGGCAAGACTAAACTTGCTGTCGTTGCGTTGGACGTTCTAGAAGAACTAATTGAAGGAGGAAGTGGTGCTGAATCAGATTGATGACCTGTACCAAATAGCCGAGTACATTGACGATGAAGAACTCAAGTTGGCTCTTGAGTTTATAGCAAAGGCCATCCTCAAGCCCGACATCCCATTGGAGGTGGTCGGCAGGGAACTCGTCAAACTACAGGCCATTGGTGCCAAGTGTGCAATGAAAGCCACGTACATGGCGAACGTTGACAAGGGCGACAGGGCGAGGAAGAACCTGTATTACACCGCTTCTGCAGAGATTGACAAGGTGGTTAGTTCACTGAAATACCTGCTTAAATAGGCGGGCATGGTACAATGTGTTCCATGTCGAAAAACTTATTGAAGGTGCTGGTTGAGGAAACTTCCCCCCGCGCCTTTCCCGTAGGAGGTCTGGTAGAAAAGATACAAGAGGGGTATGTGTCAGACCAGAGTAACATTCAGAAGCCCCGCAAGAACTTCTCCCCAAGTTCGCTCGCCTATATGGCAGGTGGTGGTGGGTGCCCTAGGTACTGGTATTTCAAGTTTACCGGGGGATATCAGTCAGTTGAGTCCAACCCTCAAGCACTAGCAAACATGAAGAACGGCACCCTGTCGCACGGTAGAATCCAAGACGCCATTAAAAAGTCTGGGATTGCCGTAGACACAGAGAAGAAAGTCATTAATAGCGACCCTCCCATCTTCGGGTTTGTTGACAACATCATAACGTGGATGGATGAAGAACTGCCTGTTGAGATCAAAACAGCACGCGAAGAGGCTTGGCAGTACCGGGTGAAATCCGATAAGGCACCCGACTATCACCTTGTGCAACTGCTGATCTACATGCGGCTATTGGACAAAAAGCGTGGTGTGCTGCTTTATGAGTCCAAGAACACCCATGCTCTGTATGCTATTCCGGTGGAAATGACGAAGGAGCGAGAAGAGTGGCTGGAGTCAGCGTTCGACTGGATGAAGACAGTGAAGGGGGCGTTTGACAATAAGACCCTCCCCACAAAGCCGTACCGCGCAAACTCCAAGGTCTGCAAAAAGTGTCCGTTCAACAAGATGTGTGAAGAGGCCGGTAAGGGAGTAGTGACGATCACACCGCTAAGGGCAGTCAGTTGAGTAGATGTGCTTGGTGCGATACCTATTTTGAGAAGGCTCACGATCAGCAGATATACTGCGGGGTAGCGTGCAGAACAGAGGCATCTAAAGAGTCTGCCCGTAGGTATGCTAAGACGGCCAAGTACAAAGCGCGGGTAGCCAAGGCAAGAGTGTGCAAGAACTGCAAGACTCCACTGAGTATATACAATGACCACTCGCTGTGCAGTTTGTGCTACATCAAGCATGACGCTGTGAGGCGGGCACTGAGGAACATTAAGGAGTTCGTTCAGTATGAAAACCATCAGTAGGTTTATGGCCTTGGACTGTGCAACCACTAATACTGGGTTTGCCATCTTTCAAGACGGTGCCCCCGTTAGGTACGGTAAGTTGTACTTTGATGGCAATACTGAATACGAGAAGGTGATGTCCACGTCTAAAGTAATGTCTGGCCTACTTAAAGAATACCCTGTTGGTGCGGTTATTATTGAGTCGTCGTTCTTCGGGTCCAATCCAAAGGTGGCTATCAACCTTGCAATGTCACAGGGGGCAGCACTTGGAGCAGCCGCATTGGCGGGTGTCACCACCATAGGGAGTGTCGTCCCGTCACAGTGGCAGAGGGGGATAGGGAACGGTCTGTTGACAAAGGAGGACAGGCTTGCTATCATGAGTGCAACACCGGGAAAGTCTGCGGCATGGTACAAGGCCAAGGGTCGCGACCTGAGGAAGCGGAGGACGAGAGACATTGTTAACAACATGTACAACATTGATGTTGGAGATAATGACGTTGCTGATGCCTTGGGTATCGGATGCTACGTTGTGCAAAATCCAGAGGGGGTTGTGTGGTAAGACGAAATAAACTATACACTGACCAAGTGTACCTGCGGTGGGCTTACCATACACAGAAGTACACCCCGGAGGAAATAGCAAAAAAGACTGGCACGTCGGTTGCGACAGTTTATAGGTATCTAAAAAAGTACAACATCATCTAAGGAGAATCAGAGATGGAATACGCAGTCGATCTACTGAAATGGGAACTGGCGGATGCGTTGGAGAGCGGTACCGCTACTGATGATTACGTCAGCGGTATCCGTGAGGCAATCATGCTTTTGAACAGGGTCATGTTCCACCGCAAGATCACGAGCAGCGATCCGAACAACGAGTTCTATGGCAAAGCACAAGGGGACTAGTCGCTTCGGGTGGTGCCTGACCGGGCATCATGAGCAGTGCTGGAAAACCACATATAGCGGCTACAAGTGTGGTTGCGAGTGCCATTCGCAGAAGTCCATTGTAAAGCCAAAGGGTAAGGTCACCGTGCGCGTAAAGCGTTAATGTGGTAAGATATCCTTATGGCTAATAACGAATTGGAACTGATGCTTGACCATGCAGACGAAATGGACAAGGTTATTCAGGAGCATTGGCGTGGCTTGACCCCGACGCAAATAGCGAAAAAACTGAAGAAGCCTCGTGTGCGAGTGGTTGGCCTGATTGAGGAATGGCAGGGGCTGGCCGCTCGCAACGAGGTTATGCGCGGTAGAGCAAGGGAAGCGTTGGCGAATGCTGACGCCCACTATTCCAAGTTGATCTCAAAGGCGTATGAGGTTGTTGAGGAGGCTGACACTCTAAGTAACTTGAGTGCAAAGACGAACGCCATCAAATTGATTTCAGACATGGAAGCCAAGCGCATTGGGATGCTGCGCGAGGCGGGTATGCTTGAGAACAAGGAACTTGCCGAAGAGATGATGGACACGCAGCGCAAGCAGGACGCCTTGCAGGCAATTCTCAAGGATGTGATTGCCGACTGCCCGAAGTGCAGGTTTGAGGTTTTGCAGAGACTGAACGACATTAATAACGAGCCTGTGATTGTGCGTCAGGAACCGGCGGCACAGAATGTCTGAGTGGAATGACTTTTTAGAAGCGCTGGACGATGATCCCTTTGAGGAGTACCCGGTTGGTGTAAGAGAGTTTGTGGAAGGCAAGGACTTTCTTGGGCACCCGCCACTTTCTGACATTCAGTACACGGCGGTAGAGTGTATGAGTCAGATTTACCAAGAGGTTGATCTGGCTAGGTTCATGGGGGCGCGTGAGGCGTACGACCATTACAGAAAGTACACAAAGAGCGAGGTAATTCTTGAACTTGGGAAGGGGTGTCATCATGGGGATACCCCGGTCTACTCCCCCGAAACAGGCGGCTGGATACCAATAAAAGAACACACCGGCATGGTGGAGAGCAAAGGGGCACGGTACGCCTCAGAGTCATTCGTTGAGGGTGTCGATAAACTGTACAAGGTGACGTTCAACAACCACATGAGTGAGATTGTGTCGGGCGACCACAAGTACCTTGCTGCACCACACACGCGCAGAGTGGCAGGTCTTGACAAGTACAAGTTCATGCCGGTATCTGAATTGTCTGCAAACGCCCGAGTCGCCTGGAACAGAAACTACACGGTAATTGATCCCGTAAATATAAGCGAGCAAGAGGTGGAGGCTCTGGCACTATGCTCGATGAACTACGTTGCGGGTGACGGAGTTGTGAACTTCAAAGTGCATTACTCTCGTAAACACGTACGTGAATACCTGGTGGACACGTACGGCGGCGTGGCAACACAGGAGACGGCGACCATCAGCAACGTTGCGGTGGAAGACGAGGCACTACTAGGAACCATGAAGCGACTGGGGATGTTCGCTGAACACGAAGCCAAGCGCCTCCCGCCAGAGTTGTTCAAATCGGACAACAGTACCATTTTAGCATATCTGCAAAAAATGTACAAATACGCTGGGTATGTCGGCCACCGCACGTCGAACCGACATGGATACCAGTTGGCAAATCTCCCAGTCGCGCTTGCACAGGATATATGCCACGCGATAATGAGGGTCGGGTTGCTGCCATATATCACAATCAAAGAGGATGTATTTCTCTATGGGCCAAACAGGATTCAATGGAAAATCTCTGTGGATTCATACCCGCACAATGAGTTGATGGCTCAGGCGCTTGGAGAGAAGCACGAGTGGCGAAACGCAGCAGAAAAGCCACACGGCAAGACTGCCATCATTACAGACGACTACTTCCTCATGCCAATCAAGCGCATCGAACCCGTCGAGTCCGGGGAGTACTGGACAAAAACGGTGCCAGATACCGGGTGGTATGTTGGCAATGGTCCGGTGTCTGAGAATTCTGGCAAAGACCTGTTGTCAACAATTGCCGTATCTTACGTGGTATACAAACTACTGTGCCTAAAAGACCCGTCAGCATACTATGGGAAGCCAAGCGGTGACGCCATTGACATTATCAACATTGCCATCAACGCGCAGCAGGCCCGGAATGTGTTCTTCAAAGGACTCAAGAACAAGATCAGTAGGTCGCCTTGGTTTGTGGGCAAATACTCTGACACTCAGGAGTCCATTGCCTTTGACAAATCGGTGACAGCATACTCTGGACACTCCGAACGAGAGTCCCACGAGGGTTTGAACTTGATTATGGCAGTGCTGGACGAGATTAGCGGATTCGGTGAGGGGACTGCACTGAATGAGTCTGGAAAGTCTGCTAAGAACATTTATGATGCATTCCGTGCGTCTGTTGATTCTCGATTCCCCGGCGGTATTGGGTGTGTCGCCCTCCTGTCATTCCCACGACACAGCAAGGACTTCATTACGCAGAAGTACGATGAGGCTGTAGCAACAAAGGAGGTAGTCAAGAGGCGGCACACGTTCGTTATCAACGAAAACCTGCCACCAATTGATGGCAATACGTTTACTATCGAGTGGGACGAGGATCATGTGCAATCTTATGTGCTGCCCGACATATGGGCCATCAAACGACCATCGTGGGACGTGAACCCGACCAGGGATATCAATGATTACAAGAACTCGTTTTTCCTGAACAAGAGCGATGCACTACAGAGGTTTGCCTGCATGCCCAGTGAGATAAGCAGTGATGCATTCTTCAGGGATGTGGACAAGATTGAGTTGGCAATGGCTATTAGAAATCCGGTCAGCAAAGACAGGATTATCGACCATAACTGGCGACCAGACCCCAACGTGACATACTATGTTCACGCCGACCTTGCCCAGAAGGTTGACAAGTGTGCAGTGGCAGTCGCCCATGTTGACAAATGGGTCGGGGTAGATGTTGGAAGGGGCACCAAAGAAACATTCCCATATGTTGTAGTTGACATGGTAGCATGGTGGGAGCCCAAGGTTGAGGGGCCAGTCGATCTTTCAGAGGTAAAGAGGTGGATCATCGACCTAAAGGCAAAACACAGGCTTGACGTTGGCTTCGTGTCGTTCGATAGGTGGAATAGCTTCGACCTCATTAGAGAACTAAAAGACAGGGGGTTCAAGTCGGACACGCTGAGCGTAGGAAAAGACCACTATACTGACTTTGCAATGATGTTGTATGAAGAACGAGTGTTGCTGCCGCGCAGTGACCTGTTGCTTGACGAACTGACTGCACTCAAGGTTATTAAGAAGAGGGTTGACCACCCTAGAAAGTCCAGCAAAGACCTTGCGGATGCCGTGACTGGTGCTATTTATAATGCCATTAGTAGAACCCCGCGCAAGAGTGACCAGACGATCAAGGTTCATGCGTGGAGTCCGTCCAGAGATAGAGATGACGACACCCCCGTGCCGTACACTGAAGATGAACGCAAGGACGCCAAGGCTTGGCTTTCTGGCTTGGACATGCTATGATGAAGATTGTTGTCAGACCAGCAGCGTTAGGGCGTTGGCATGGGCAGTTGCTACTGGACGATGTAGAACTGTACTCGCTCAGGGGGCAGCGTCCTGGGTGTGTTGTGCGAGACTTGCTGAATTGGGCACAGTACAACTACATGGTTCCTACACAAATAGTGGAGTTGGAGGTGACGGAGTATGAGTAACGAGGCGCAGGTTGCTGCATGGGTGGAGGACGGTCTGCTTGAGGTGTCGGTTGACGAGTTTGGTGATGCACGCTACAATATTACTGACAAGATGAGGACTTTGCATCCTGACATGGCAAAGAAGTGGGACGACCTTGCCTCCATGTCAATCAATAGTCTATGGCAGAAGGGGTTGATCGAGGTTGAGTTTTGTGAGGATGGGCAGGTTGTATCACCTACCCCGGCAATGGCTGACTACGACCTGGGGTTGCTGAGCAGACCCGAACGTGCTATACTGAACTCCATGATGGACTGGAGGATGCGTAGTGAGTGACGCACTGAAGCAGATGCTGGATGATGGTTCGCTGGAGCCAGCCGGGGTCGGTGATGATGGAGAGCCTTTGTATCGCATGGTTGTAGACGTATGTCGCAAACTACACCCTGAGGTGTTTGGGGAAGCGTACTCCCGCTTCATGGCCGACATCAACGACCTGTGGCAAAAGGGTTACGTTAACGTTAACTTTCTGGCAGATGACATTGAGGTATCAATGACAGACCGTACCCCCGGTGCGGACCTTGATGAGCGCCAGTTGCAATTCTTGCATGAGGTTGAGCGTGCGCTTGAGGAGGTTTGATGCTGAAGAAACTCATAACGATCATCTCTGTACTAGTTGGACTTGCTGCCAGAAAGGTGTTGCTCGGCGCGGCAATGACAATAGAGAAGTATGGCAACCCGGACTTAGTTCTTAAACCTGCTGAGGACGGCAATAACTACGTGCGGGTGGCGTTTGCTGACGACAAGGCATACTGGCTGAATGGTAGTGCCGTCATGGTGGCTGACGTTGTGGACGGAGAGGTTGACGTAGACTCTGCCGTGCAGTATGATGCCATTGGGGCACCAAGTGGTGAACTCACCAAACTAATGTTCATACTAGACAATCTCAAGGAGGATTAAATGAGCGACGACCTAAAACTAGTCATCGACTATTTCCGCAACAAGGCGGCGGAACTTGAAATGAGCAACCTCGAACTACAACTGCAAATTATGAAACTACAAGAGGCACTAAAGTCAACCAATACGGCGGACAGCGATGAAGGTTCTGATTAATGGTTCGCAGCACTTCAACAACCCTCAAGTATTCCTGAGGGCGATGGGCGTCGTCATGTCAGAGATGCATGACGACAACAAACTAACACTGCTGCTCTCCGGGCAGCACAAGACCAACGACATTGCTAGACAGTTCGTCAACCGAACGGAGGATTCGTTCAGGGCGCGTGGTAAGAAACTTGACTACGTGCATGCGAGTCCCAGATTAGTGTCGTGGGATGATGTGGATATGGTAGTAATATTTGTCAATCCGCCCGAACGCAACACCAAGGTCGGGTATGAAGCAGAGAGAAGGGGCAAGGAAGTAAATGTCTTCCGTTATTAAGTCGCTGAGCAAGATGGAGCAGGTTGTCGCTGCGAGGCGCAATGTTGAGTGGGATGGCTGGGATGTGCTGGTGTACCGTCAGAACGGGGCTGGGTTCCTCAAGAAGGACGGGGCGTTCAGGAACGGTCGCTGGCATGTTGTTCAGAGGATCAAGCCCACCCGTCAGGGGTGGGAGGTTCCCTACTCATGGGTGCGATGAAGAAATGGACTGAACAGGCAGCCTGCATTGGTGAGGATACAGACATATTCTTTGACATGTATGAAGAGAATCCTGACAAAAGACACATAATTGATAGTCTATGCATGTCGTGCCCGGTGCAAAGGGAGTGTTTTGCCACCGGCCTGTCGTTTCGATCTTGGGGCGTCTGGGGCGGGGCATATCTTGTTGATGGTGACGTAGACAGAACATTTAACAACCACAAGTCCGGCAGTGATTGGTCTGACTTGTGGGAGAACTTGACAATGGAGAAAGATGTACTATACTGACGAAATGAAGCGAGCATTCAGGGCAATACCATGCCCGGTTAAGGGATTCAGGATGGATGTGATCGACAACGACCACTTCCTGACGCTCAAACTTCATCTCAAACCACTGTTGGCAATGTCCGGGGAAGATCAGAAGCAGTGTATTGTGTACACCATCAATGTGAAGGAGGCCCTTGAGCAGGCTGGTGCGGTAGTGCTAGTGGTGCGGGATGCAGAAGATGCTTGACACGACCGCAGGGGGTGTGGTAGCATGAGTGTCATGCACAAAACACCACTAGCCTGCCCCTACTGTAGCGATCTAGTGATTGTAGAGGACGATCAGGTTGTGTGCTGGACGTGCGAGGTCAAGTGGAACGAGTTAGGAATGCCATGTTTGTAAAGATAACTGAGCATGTAAACAGCCTTGAAGATGTAGTTAACTTTTTACAGAAGTTTCCTAAGGACTGCCCCGTTTGTGATATTGAACTAGAGCATGATGGAGCATGGCAAGCGTCTATAACGCTCTACTCTTCACAAATTGAGACAATAGAGTGCGGAGATCACTACCCCAGCACCACACCGTACCCGCTTGATCTTCTAGTAGGTCTGCACAGTCATGATTGATGCAAGGGGCATTCCTACTTCAGCCTGCCCCGCCTGCGGGGGGAACATAATCAAATTGGATGTAATCTTCGATGAAGATGCAAACGTGTCTTTCTATATGTTAGACGCAGAGTGCTCCCAGTGTGGGACTCTCTTAACCGCGATCACACCGTGTGATCTAGTAGAAAAGGAATGAGAATGAAGATCAAGCAGATTGTGGGAGTGGGAATCGCATCCCTGGGACTGGTTGCCTGTACGCAAACTACCCCCGCACCTGTAGTCACTGTGACGGCCCCCGCGCCAACTGTCACTGCTACCGTGGAGCCTGCTGTGCCTACGGGGAACGTCTACACAGAGGCAATGAACCATGCTTGGAGTCAGTTGTCTATTGAGGAGCGCACCAATGTGTGCATCCTGTGGAACTACAGCGAAGACGAGGCTTGGGACGCCTTCAATGGGCCGGACAACGTGATTCCACGGGGGGAGTTCGACAGTTTCTTCGCGTCCAAGTGCGCCAACGTGTGATGTTGACACGTTTGTCGCCTTGTGGTATGGTAGCGACATGACAAAGAGTTTCGCAGGAAAGGAGCAGGTAACTCAGCAGGATGTGGTGGCGCGGCCCCTTAACTTAATGGCAGAGTGATACATGCTATGCTGTAAGCAAGCAAGTGAGTGTGTAAGGTGTGATATAATTTACACATGAGAACATGTAGTGTTTGTAGTTTGACAAAGGAAGAGTCACTATTTACAAAGCAAGGTAAATATTATCGTAATATATGTAAAAGTTGCACTTCTGAGCGAGTGAAGGATTACTGGAAAAATAATCCAGACAAGTATCTTGAAAACGTAGATAGTCGTAGAGCGCATAAAAGGCACGGGTTGACTACTGATGAGTACATCAAGATGCTTGACAAGTATGACGGACTGTGCTATGCTTGTAGAGAGGAAGAAGCGGTATGCATAGACCATGATCACAACTGTTGCCCCGGTAACTGGTCTTGTGGCAAGTGTATTCGCGGAATTTTATGTATGCACTGTAATTGGGCACTAGGGCATATAAAGGATAGAATTGATAGAGCAGAAAAACTAATTGAATACTTGGCCCTTTAGTTAAATAGTATAACCACAGTTTTACACACTGTTGTCGGCGGGGCAGAACCGTCAAGGGCTACTATACGGACAATGGAGTGCTGTACCGTAGAGTGGGTAGTCACAACACTACCCGCACGAGTCGGAAGCGTGTCGCAACCAGACTCATACAACTTAACATGATTGTTGTGAATCGTGAGCGGGTACTCTAGACAGATTGAATTCTCTACTGTAATAGGTGGGCATGAACTTCGGTGCGTGACTCACCACTAGCGGGTGTAGCCAAGTCTGGTCAAGGCAGTTACCTTATATGTAACCGATTTTCGCAGGTTCAAATCCTGCCACCCGTACACTATATAAAGTATGTTATACTTATATTATGAATAAAAGGACAACATGCTCTAACTGTGAAACACCCCTGACGGAAGAAAATAAGGCCGCTGGGCACTCTAAACAATGCAAACCATGTGTGGCTGCCAGACAGAGAGCGTACTATAAAGCAAACCCTGAAATATATAACAAGCATAAGGGCTACGTTGCTAAAAATGACGAGAAGTGGAAGTCTAGAGTTACAACCTACATTCTTAATGTACTAAAAGAAAGTAATGGGTGTGTAGATTGTGGAGAAAGCAACCTATTAGTGCTTGAGTTTGACCATCGTGAACCAAATATAAAAGAATATGGAATATCTAAATTAAGAACAAAAAAGATTCCTTGGGATTTATTTGTTGCTGAGATAGACAAGTGCGAAGTTGTTTGCGCCAACTGCCATAGAATTAGAACTGCTAAGACCTTCGGCAACTGGCGACTTGACTTCCAGACTCAAGCCTGATACACTCTAGGTACACGGAGGCCACTGACGCTACGGGAGACAATGGAGCCGTAGCAGAGTTCGATCCTCTGGCCGTCTACGTTTGACACGAGAGATGTAGTGTGCTAAGGTGGCGACATGGACAAGGAACTGATTGAGTCTGCCCCGATGGGGCGGGAGATTGTGAATGAGTGCGAGACGATTGCCGAATTGCTACTCAAGAAGAACACAACGTACGGCAATTCCGCACTTGATCCAATTGGTATTTTCAGCGGGATATCAGCAGAAGAGCAACTGGCTGTTCGTATTGACGACAAACTAAACAGAATAGCAAAGGGAAGTAAGTACGAATACGTAGAGGAGGACACGGTGTTAGACCTGATAGGCTACCTGATCCTCTATCGCATTGCCCAGAAGAGGATGTGCCCGAATTAAATCAGATTTTGATGTAGCAGAATGGAGGAACTATGAAGATTAAGACTATTGGAATTGCAGGGCTTGGTGCGGGAGCGCTTTTGCTGGCCGGATGCTCTAGTGATGCAGACGTAGCATCACGCAACCTCTCAAAGTCTTCTGAGCAGTTTGAGGTTAATCGTAGGATTGTGTTCTTTAATGGCATTACAGATAAGTACCTGTTGACTATTGAGGGCCGGTGCTCCATTGAGGTAGACGACTCTGACTCTCAACTAGAGGTTACCTGCAAGGTGGGGGAGAACAACTACAAGAAGCACTTCCTTGGGTTGTCTGACAACGTGTCGTATTTTGTTGAGCAGACTACGCCTGCCGAAGTTGGTGTCTACCGGTACCGCGTGATCTTTAAGCCACAGTCCATTATTCCAGACCCTGAGGTGTCGGTGGGATGAAGCGGCTTCAGGATTGGTGTGGGGCTAGTGAAGGCGGTAAAGACTAATGGAGTTCCTGCTAGCAGTCTATGTGCCTGGAGTCGTCATCTGGTTCATCGCTTATTCGTTAAAAGTGAGTGACGAATACATCTGGCGGCAGGTTGATGACACGCAAGACTATATACAAAGTGCCAGAATGGCACTGGCAGCACTTGTGTGGCCGGTCGCAATAATGTTTCTTTTAATCAAGCAGATCACATGGCTTGTCAAGATTGCAACTGGAGGCGAATGATGTACGAAGCACTAAGAATTACCTTTGGTCAGAAGTACCGCTATGAGCAGCACACGCGACTGCCTGATTGGGCGTGCGACCCGGACGGATGGTTGAGCATTGTTGCCAACACTGAAGAGGAGGCGAACTCCCTGATAGTCAAGCATGTTGGCACAGTCAACGGTTTTGTAGAGTGTGCGGGGATTTACGCCCCCCCGTGGGATGACTTCGACTTCTACTTTCCGCATGGCCGTGTAGGGACTATTGACAAGGATGGATTACATGAGTAAATGGAGTAAGTCACTACCGCGCTCCGATGCGAACTGGGATTCGCTGACGCTTGCGGCAACGATTGTTTTGGACATGATTGATTGCTCACACACGCCTGGGCACTGTAGGAAGTGTGAGGGGGATGTGCGCGACGTGGGCGCGATTGTTCGCGCTCACCGTAAGGCCAAGATGGCAGACACAGAGCCTTATCGGTATGACTTGAGCGAGATGCCAGAACAGACACTGCTTTGGACAGCATTAGTGTTCATTGCTGAGGCTGCCCCCGCTGAGCGTCACGCAACGGTGGCATCAATTCACTTGCGGAATGCAGAAGGATACCTTAAAGAGTATTGGAAGAGGGTCCGGTGAGGATTGGATCGCTGTTCTCCGGGTGCGGAGGACTGGACATTGCCGCTGAGCAAGTGTTCGACGGCAAGGTAATGTGGCAGTGTGAGGTGGACCGCTCAGCATCCAAGGTGCTTCAGCGCAGGTGGCCCGATGTGCCCAACCTTGGCGACATTACGGCGGTAGAATGGAAATACGTAGAACCAGTACACGTATTAGTAGGAGGATTCCCATGTCAAGACGTATCGGTTGCGGGTCACAGGAGAGGCTTACGCCCCGACACTCGCTCTGGGCTATGGGAGCACATGGCGTATGCAATAGAACAACTACGACCAGAGATTGTGGTGATTGAGAATGTCTCAGGAATCTTGTCAGCAAACGCCCACGGCGAAGTGGAATCATGCGAGGGGTGCATGGGAGACAGTTCAGGTCGCCACATGCGGGCACTTGGTGCTGTACTCGCGGACTTGGCCGAAATGGGGTTCGATGCGGAATGGGGAAGTGTTCGAGCGTCCGACGTTGGAGCGCCCCACAGGCGGGAGCGGGTCTTCATCGTTGCTGCCAACCCCAGTGGCAGACAACTCCCGAGGTCTGCCATCAAAGACTACAGATTACCAGTTCTTGGCGAATGCAGTTTGCTACCCACCCCAAGTGTAGTGGATATGGGTAGGGGCAAGACGCCCGAGGATTGGGATGCGTGGACGCAGCGTATGCGTGACAGGCACGGGAACGGCAACGGGCACGGCAAGAGTCTGCACATCGAGGCGCAGCGGATGCTGCCGACGCCGACGGCGCAGGACGGCAGCAACAACGCAGTGCCGTCGCAGTTCGACCGCAACAGTCTGCCGCTCAACGCCGCCGTCACCGCCGACTTCGGCCCGTACACCGCCGCCGTCCGTCGGTGGGAGCAAGTGATTGGTAGATTAGCGCCAAACCCCACAACCCTGAACAAGAACGGCACCCCCCGCCTAAATGCTGCCTTCGCGGAGTTCATGATGGGACTACCGGAAGGATGGGTTACTGACGCTGGTGTCAGTCAAACTGCTGCACTTAAAATACTAGGCAATGGTGTTGTTCCACAACAGGCTGAATTGGCACTGTCATTGCTACTGCCCCGCCTGTTGACAGGCCGCGCATCATATGTTATGGTGGAGCAGTCGAAGGGATAACACAGTGACCACCACTACACAACTGTCTGACGAAGGGATTCCGCAATGACTGAGCGCGGCTGTTACTGCGGCGAGTTTGACTGTCCCACTATCGCCCCTGACGAGTTCGGGGAGACATGTTTCCACGAGTACGACAAGTGTGAGGTTCCTCCCGTCCAGGTTCCCTACTCGTCTGTCCTGAAACTGGCAAAGGCCCGCGCCGAACGTGCCGGGGCCGCCATCGCACGGGTGCGGGAAGTCTGCGCCGATCAGTGCTTCTGGGCTGAACACGGGCCAGATGCGGGGCTGGTGAACGCGGTCACTGTCGAGTCCATCTTGGACGCCCTGGAAGGAGACAGCAATGACTGAACGACGACCGCACTGGACAGACGACTTGATCGACGCGGTGTTCAGGCGTATGGACGGCTACGCGGCTGGCGTAGTGCGTTCCGAGGCAGAACACGGCACGCCGACCTTCGACATCATCGCCGCCGTGGAGGACAGCCTCAACCCGAACTGGGATTCGATGCAGGAACTGTGCCGGATGCAGAACGAAAGCCTCGGGGAGAAGTTGGCCGTGATCGAGGCGCTTCAGGCCGCCATCGCACGGGTGCGGGAACGGGCAGAACTTCGGTTTGGTATCCCCGCAGTTCAGGGCGCCTACCAGGCTGGCTACGCCGCTGCGATGAACGACATTCTCAACGCCCTGGAAGGGGGACAACGATGAGTGACTACTGCCCTCACTGCGACTACCAGATCTGCGCGTACGACACGGAGGAGTGGCCGTGCCTGACGATCCGAGCATTGGAGGAGGGGTCTTGAGCGACGGGCGGGAAGTATTGAGCGGATTGGACTACTACCGGGTCCAGTCAGACAAGCGGTGGTGGCGGCGCAAGTGGCAGGCGGAGTGGGACGGTTGCCGCTGGGCACAGCGTGGGTACACCCGGCCAGGGATTAGGGCGGTGGTCCGCGTGCGACGGTCCCACCCGGCGGTTGACTCGCTGTACATCCGGTGCCGGATCGTGATCCGCCGGTGTATTAACGCCGACCGGCGGTGGTATCGCCGGATATACGACTGGCGGGGGGTGCCGCGTTGAGCAGTGTGGACCTGAGGCCACACTGTCCAGTCTGTTGACACGCCGCACATGGTATGCTATGGTGGAGTAGTCGAAAGGGAGGACATGACCACTACCACGCAACTTGCAGAGCAACTGGGCGCAGACCACGCAGATGTGCTTGCACTTGTTGACCAACTCGTCGGACTTATTGGAACAGAGTCTGTCATTGAGCAAGAGGGTAAGCACCAAGTGTGGCTTACTGACGGTGCTGTGGAAGACATCACAGATCAACTTCGCCTTACGATCACCGAAGATGGGATTGAGGATGCCGCCAGTTGGCACCTGGGGGTTATCAATAAGATCAATCAGTTGGAGGACGAGGCGCATTACCAGGCGGTGTTCGAGGAATACTCAATTCTAATGGCCTCCCTCGCTAAAACCCTCACACAGTGCTTTCAAGATGCAGGGTGGGAGATTGTACAGTCACCCACACTACCTACCGGGGCGGAGACTGAATTGTCAGGGCGTGTGCTAGAGCGTGCTTGGAACATTTGGATTGACCACAACCGGTCAGCATTTGAAAAACTTGTCGATGATGTTGATGCTGCGATTGAGAGTGAGACGTGAGACTATCGCCATCAATACTCTTGCAGCAGGTAGACTATGACTTGGTAGCATTGTTGGACGAATCTACAGGACAGGAGATAGTAATGGACAAGGCAACGCTAGGTTATTTGAAGATGGGTGCCGAGTATTTTCTGAATGCCCCCACGGATTCAGGGGAGAGTGGTTGAGTTGATCCGCTACTACCCGAAGATCAACGCACCGTTCATGCGCGACGAGAAGGGGCGGTTCGTTAAGGACCAGTGGGCCGACCCCGTGTTCGAACGACACCAAGACGACGAGTGGAGTTGGTACTACAAGTGGGACGGTACTAATGTTGGAATGACCACTGACGGCTGGTTCGGTCGCTCTGAGCGTTCCATGTTCACCGCTGAACAGGCCGACTGCCTGGACAGGTGGTACACGAACAAGCGCGATTCGCTACTCCGCTTGGAGTCAGGCCTTGAGTATTTGTATGGAGAGTTGGTAGGCCCTGGCGTACAAGGTAACCCGCACGATTTTGCAGAATTGGCGGTAGTCGAGTTCGAACGCTGGGACGTAGCGCCACATCCGTATGGGCTTTTCTGGCCTGCAACTCTGAATGAAATGCTCACCGATCACCGCAATCATGACGTTTGGTTCGGAGAGCACTACTATTACGTTGAGGGCTTTGTGGGGCGACTAGTCTCAGACCCATCAGTAGCAACGAAGATCAAGGTGAAGGACAAGTGGAGTGACTAAGATAAGGGTTCTCGTTACTGGGTCGCGCTGGTGGCCCGACAACGGAACTGTCGAACGTGAACTACGTGAGTATGCGGTACCCGGCAACGTTCTGATTCACGGCGGGTGCCCTACGGGCGCGGATGCAATAGCGGATCGCTACTGGAGGTCGCAGTGGCTCCCAATTGAGGTATACCCGGCTGAGTGGCAGAAGTACGGCAAGTCTGCTGGTCCGGTACGCAACCAGGCGATGGTCAACTCCAAACCCGACATCGTAATCGGCTTCCTCTTGCATGGGTCCAAAGGGACGGCTGACTGCCTGCGCAGGGCGCGAGGTGCGCATATCACGACACGTGTGATTGAGTTGAAAGAGGTGGAAAAGTGAGTAGGCCGCTGAAGTATCGCAGGGCACCGAAGATCGTTGATGCGATGCGCGTCTACGCTGACGAGTTGGTCATGAGTGAGGTCGCGCGTTGGTGTGGAGGCGTAATGAAGTCGAATGCCAAAGCCAGCGACCACACCGATGTCGCGTACTGGATCAAGATACCCACGATGGCGGGACTCGTGCGTGCCAGGCCCGGTGACTATATCGTCAAAGATGCAGATGGTAGGTTCTCCGTCTGGAAGCAGTCTGACTTTGAGGACGAGTACGAGAGAGTCGGTCTGAGATCCCCGTAATGTGTTTCTCATTTTAGTCATGAGGCATCTCACGTCAATAATGAGAAACGTACTGGCACTGTAGGAGTAGTCAAGTGCTATGCTTTTGTATGGGTTATGTAACTCAGCAGGTAAGAGTGCCGCCCAGCGGTAGACGTTGGTTCGATTCCAACCATAACCCACTAGTGACTCGTGGGCAGACACAAGCACAAGTAGACGAGGATCGTTACCTTGGCCGGGAGCCATTGCCAGGTTGCTCTGTTGGTAGGGGCGACGTGACTTTGAATCACGGTACGACATAGGTTCGAATCCTAGCATCTATGATCCTTGACAACTCAACGCGTCTATGGTAGGCTGTAGTCACAGCAACAAAGAATGGCCCTTTAACTTAGGATTGATAATGACTAATTTTGCACCGGGGAAAGACGAGTACGCACGCTTGCGCGCGGAATTTGTAAGGCTCATGACACAGGACAGCGAAACAAAGGATCGGCGGCGTAAGGATTACAACATGGCAATCTTTATCGCAGAAACCGGACAGTCTGCATGGGCACCATGTACCGATATGGAAATGGTGTTAGAGAAGTTTGACAAAGCAGTTAGGAATATGAAATGAGTACGGCGGCAGCAGACAGGAGAATAAAGATGATCTTCTTCAAATCCACCCGCGCTCTGTATGCCGGGCGGGCGGAGGTGGCCTCGTCATGAGCGACGTCTACTGTGCGTGCGGATGCGGGGGCGAGGTCTACGGGGTGACGCCGCAATTGGTCCACATGATCGTAAGGGGGAAGCATCGTGCCGCTATATAAGTGCACCCGTCCAGACGGCCGCGACTTCTACACCGGCACGGTGGACTACGGAGCCGCGCTGGCCTCGGGTGAGCCACTGCCCGAACTGCCCGAACTGCCCGGAGATGATGTGTTCCCCGGGCCTGGCTGGTACCACCTGGCGACCGTCCCCACCGAGTGTGTGGGCATGTCGTGGCCGTGCAGGCTGTTCGAGGTGGAGCCGGTCGGGGACGTGTTCATGGACAGCGAGCACCCGCACAAGATCGGGTGCCGCAGTGTCCGGGTGCTGCGTGAGGTTCCGGCCTGGCGGGCACTAGGACCGCAGGGCGAACAGGTTGTGGCGCTGATCGAGCGCTGCCGGAGGTTGAGCGCCGCCGAGATGAACCGACTGTACGTCGCTCGGGCCACCGCTTGGTACGCCGCTTGGGACGGGGACACCGCTTGGGACGCCGCTCGCCGGGACGCCGCTCGCCGGGACGCCGCTCGCCGGGACGCCGCTCGGATCGCCGCTTGGCGCGCCGCCGTCGCTCTGGACGCCGCTCGGGACGCCGCTTGGGTCGCCGCCGTCGCTCTGGACGTCGCTCGGGCCACCGCTTGGGACGCCGCTCTGGACGCCGCCCGGGGCGCCGCTGGGGACGCCGCTGGGGCTCTGCTGTTGCGAGACCTGATCGGCCAGGCCCCCGGCTGGGACCAGGACGCATACGACCTGCTCACCGGCCCGTGGCGTCAGGTGATCGGACCTGTCCACCCCGACGATCACCCGGAGGTGGCGTCATGACCTACTGGAAAGCGACTCAGCCGGAC